ATTTGTTCGGCGGGATCTCGATGCCGACGGATAGGTTTTCTTCCGTCAAAAGCCGCAGTTTTTCCAGGTCGTCGTAACGGAATTTTTTCTGGTGCCGCCATACGAGATCCACGGGCACGGCCTTGCCGGCAACAATGTCCCAAAGGATTTCGCACACCGAAAACCCTTTGCCGATCGCGTCCAGCAGGTCCAGCATCGCGTCTTCGAAGTCCTGCAGATTGTACAAAATGTCGCCGACGAATGCGGCAATGTCCTGGTCGCGTTTGTCGTCGGAATAGGCGATGATCTCCCAGTCAAGTCCCAGCACCGTGTTTTTCCGGGTCTGCATGACGGAAAACAGGTGGGGGTCCTTTTCTTCAATTTCTTCGAACAGCTCCGCCTGCCGGTAGATGTCGCCCTGGTCGACCTCTTTGAGGATGCGCGCCAGGCGTTCCGGCGTCAGGCCGTGGGACGGGTATGAGCTGTATTTGTCCCGAACGGTCGCGACGGCGATTTCGCGGGTGTCCGGCTTGTTGCTTTTGGGGGCGGGGAGCGGCTTGCCGAATTGATCCAGTATCATCAGTACGCTCCTTTCTTGCGCATCCGTCGGCGCTGCGCCGTCATGTATTCCGGCGGCCCCGTGAACAGCATCTGCCCGGCGTGCAGCCCGAGCCCGGCAGCCCAGAAGCGGTCGGCGTGGCCGTTTTCGTTGCGGTCCGCATCGTAGCGGACATTATTCGCAGCCGTCACGATCTTTTTCACGGAATGCAGGTCGCTGCGGATGTTTTTTGAAACCGGGATGCGCGCCAGCTTGTCCTCGAACACCTGGTGCATATTGACGGCGATTTCGCCCTTGGCCGCATTGGTGAACGTGACTTCCTCGACCCGACTTTTTCCGAAGTCGATTTGCGCATCCTCGGCAAGGTTCGCGCCGATACCGGTGTTGTCGATGCAGGCGCGGCGCAGCCGCGGCAGGCGGAGGTAGTCATAAAGAATACTTTTCTGGTCGCGGAATTTCATCCGCTTCAGCTCATGAACCGCGCGGGTGTAAAATACGTCAGCCAACTTTTCCCACAGCCAGATGACGCTCAGGTCTTTTTTGTGACCGATGTCCATGCCCAGATACAGGTCGCCGATCGGATTGAATTCTTCCGGCAGCTCCAGGCTGGTCACGTCTTCGGCTTCGCAGCCGGCGATGATTTCAAAGGTCAGGAAGGCGCTCGCCTCGTCGATGAACTCGCAGCAGTATTCTTGCAGCCAGTCTTCTTCGCTGTCGCAGCCTTCGCGCAAGTCGTCGATGTCGATCGGCAGCCCGTCGGACACTGCCTTGTAGATGTCGACTTCGTGTTTGCTCCAGCGGTTGTCGCCGCTCCAGAGCTCATAGAACTTGCCGCTTTTCCCGTTCGGCGTGGAGATGATCCGGATTTTGTAGCCGCGCGNNNATACAGGGCCGTCCAAATCTTGCGGCTGTCCCGGTGGAATGCGAACTCGTCCAGCACCACGTTGCCAGAGAAGCCGCGCGCCGTGTCCGGGTTTGCCGGCAGGCCGATGATCCGGGAACCGTTTGGCAGGGTGAGCTCCAGCATTTTGTAATCGCAGTCGTCAATCCGAAAGTCGCTTTCCAGTACGTCGCACACGTGGCCGATGGCCTTGGCGTGCATCTGGACCTTTTCCATAAGCTCCTTGGACTGGCGCTCGCCGCGCGACAGCAGCACCCAAAGGGTTTTATGCTCCACCGCGTCCAGGACCACTTCCAGCGCCACGCCGAACGAAAAGCCGGTTTGTCTGCCCTTGTTGGCGATTTTAAAACGGCTTTTATCCGCGATCCAGCGCTTCTGGTAGTCGTATAACGGGACGATTCCTTTATCCTGTAATGCCATAAATCTGTTCCTTGATGAAAGCCAGCGTGTCCGCATCCAGATTCCGGCGCCCGCTGGCGGCGGCGTTCTCGATGCTCTTCACGGCTTCTTCCGCCTTTCGTTTGGCTTCCAGCTTCAGCCGCTCCCGGTTTGTCGCCGATCGTTCCAAAAGCGCCAGGGCTTTCAGCACGTCGGTCGATTTCGCCCCCTTGAGATCGTCCATTTCGATCAGGCGTTCCATGATGACCTGAACGGCCATTTGATTGGCCGCCTCGACGGTTTCCAGCGCCGGGCCGTCCTTGGCGCTTTCCACGACGATCTTGGCCTGCTCGCGCGCCAGGCGCAGCCGTTCCATTTTCACCATGAACTTCTGCCCGTAGCGGTTGACACTGGACCGGCTCACCTGGGTTCCCATGGCGTTGATATAGTCGGCGATTTCCTGGTATTCCACGCCGGCCATGATCTGCCGGTCGACCGCCGCCCGAATCTCATCCGGCAGTTTGGACACTTTCGAATGGCCGCGCCTGTTAGCCATACAAAATCACACCGGGATCGTCCGGAATATTTCCTTCCACCAGGTCTTTCCCCGGGGCGGTCAGCGTTACCATGTTCCGCCGCAGGTCCAGGTCTTCCAGCCCCACGTCCTCCGCGTGCACATAGCCTTTTTGCTCCAAATAGGCCAGATGCGCGCGGATCTGTTCGGGGCCGCAGTTGTATCTTGCCGACTGCAGGGCGTACCCGAGCATTTGCATGCTCATCGCCCTGGGATATTCGAGATCCAGCGCCTTTAGAATCCGGCCGCGAATCTCTCTGCCTTCATGCCGCTGTACGCTGCCGATCATTCGTCCTGCGCCTCCTTGGCTCCGGCCAGTCTGGCCACATTAACCCGGATATCCGCGATTTGTTTTAGCACCCGGTCGATCTTGGAATCCAGGCTTTGGGTCGTCCGGATGTAGTCCTCGCGCCCGACAAATTCACGCTGGACCGCGACTTTGAATTTTCCGAGATCGTCCTGCACCATGTCCGTCTTGCAGGATAGTGAATAAAAGTCCTTTTTGTAGTCGTCGCGAACCTGCTCAATCTTTTCTTCCGTCGATCGCTGCACTTGCGCCAGGTATTTCGCCCCCAACGCGACGAGCGCGCCGATCACGGCCATGCCGATGGTGAGCAGTGCGTTCCAAATGAATTGCGAGTCCACATCATTCCCCCGATCCGCCGCCTGGCAGTAGATTGGTCCGTTGTTATTTCAGCAAGTGTGTCCGGTGCTCCAGCTCGATTGACCCATAGGGCCGCATCTTGTCCTGTACGGCGTTGCTGCCGTATCCTATGCGGGCCACCAGGTCCAGCGACGGGGCCTGGGACTGCTTGACCTTGACTTCGTTTTTTGCGTTGATGCTAAAGCGGAATTGACCGTTTTCCAGCCAGCCCGATTCGGCAACGGCGGACGGGATGGCGTACCGCTTGCCGTTCCACTCGAAATCCAGGCTGCCCATGGTCATGCTTCCCTTGATCTGCGCCCCGGTCGGTCGTCCGGTCGCCGGGTCTTTTTCCCGTTCGACGTAAGCGGCGGCTCCGGTCGCGGCCTGGGAATAGTACTGGTGATATACTGCCGGCGATTGGGCGATTTTCGCCAACCCCTTCAGGTCCTGCCGGACCTGCTTGCCGTTTTCGTCGATCGTCAGCACGGAAGTTTTCAGCTGGTCGAATTTTTGATCGTGTCCGTCGATCCGGTCGGCGATCCGCAGCACATACCACACCAACAGGCAGAGCAGACACAGGATCGCAGCCTGGGCAACGATGCCGCAGGCTGCCTTTGTTTTTTCCGTCATCGGAAGATCACGACCGCACCGACAACGGCCAGCGTGACGATGACGCCGAAAACGATCCAGGCGGTATTCGGTTTCATTCCGAATACGCGACCGGCGTCTACGACCTGGCTGTCGATCTTCTTGGCCTTGGCGTCAACCTTGGCCTTGATTCCCTCACTCATGGTTTTTCCTCCCTTCATGTTTCTTTGAAATATTCCACCGCATAGCGGCGGGCGGCTTCCGGCGTGACCGTGCTGATATTCGCGTCCGCCATGTAGCCGGGAAACGCCTCGCGCACAAGGATGGTCTGCAGCCCGCTGCAGTTGAAGCTCTCGTCGTTGTTGATGAAGCGGTCCAAGAACTTTGCCGCCGCCTCTCCCAGCACGTCGTTGGCTCCGCCGATCAGGCAGTCGTCGACGCCGTAGGGTTGTCCGGCCAGCCAGATGGCTTTGGCGGCGACGGCTCGGCGCTGCTCTTCCGAAATTTCCACCTGAATGACCTGTAGTTCTGTGGCGTCGTCGAACAGCGCGGGAATCGAAAACCGCACCGCCGGGCGTACTGCCTCGACGATCCAGCGGCTGCCGTCGATGTCCAGCGCCAGGGCCGCATGGGCGAACCGGCTGCCGGTCGCTTTGCGGATCAGGGATTCGGTTTCCGGATGCCGTCCGCTTGAAACAAAGATTAAATCCATTTTAGGCATTGATAAACGCCTCCTTGAACGCTTCCATCATTCCTTCGAAATAGGTTTCCTCCGCGTCGCCAAAGTAGGAATATTCCTGCTCCGGGTCGTCCTCGTCCGGCTGGTGTTTCAGGCCGGTGACGTATTCCGGGATGTCCTTGGCGGCGGCGGCGCGTGGGAACCAGCGCCGGATATAGTTGCCGAAGTATCGCGCATATTCTTCCGGCGATGCAAACTTCATATAATAGAAGCGCCCGTCCGGTTGCGGCGTGTCGTTTTCTTCTTCCTGGGTCAATCCGCCGAAATTGTTTTGGCCGCGCGCCAGGTCCGAACAGAACGGTTTGCCTCGGTCCGGGTCGCCCGGCGTGACGTTGGTCGACTCGTGCGCCCATTGCGCGTAGATCCATTCGGCAGGCACGCCGCAAATATCAGCAGCAATATTTGCGCATTCCATCATTCTCTCATTCAGCATGACGTTCGCACCTCCAGCCGTATCGTGTTGCCATTGTCGATGATCCGGCGCGAAAGATCTTCGCCATCTTCATTTTGCATGCGCAAACACCCCAAAGTCGGGGTCCAGCCCTGGCGCGGGGCGAACGGATCTGGCAGGCCGCTGCCGCCGCCGTGGATATCCCGTCCGCGCGGATCGCCGGTTTTAACATAAAACGTTCCGTAGGCCGGCCCGTTCGCCTCGGCGGCGCTTTGCCCCGGCTGCTCCGCACTTGCGGTATAGTCTCCGTCGGGCAGGGAAGCGCGCGGCTGTCCTTCGTCATTTTCGCCGGCCCAAAAATCATCCCGGCATTCGTAGCTGGCGATCACCGTTCCGTCGTCGGCCACGACCGCGATGGTTTGCGTTTCCCGATTAAACACGAGTTTCATTTGAATCGCCTCCTGGGCTCTTTAAATACGGTTTCCCCTCCGGCGCGGCAAACTTGCTCAGAATCGCCTTATTGGCGCCCAGCAGGCTGGCCCCGATCGCCGCCATCCACAGCATGGTTTCCACAAAGTCCTTGTAAAAGGGGAACGGTTTGTCGGTCGCCGCAAGGTATGCAGTCAGGACCAGCACGGCCAAGAGCGGAACCAGCATCAGGATCAGCGCCGACAGTCCGGTTCTTGACGGGCTGCCGTTTTCATAAAGCAGGCCGACCAGAAACACACAGATTTTTCGCAGCAGCAGCGCCATGTCACTTCCCCCGGAAAACAAAAAAATTCTGTTGTAGATTCCTCTACAACAGAATTTTCCCATACTGGATATTTTGCCTAAATTAGAGCGGTTAAGAACTGTGCTTTGAAATTCTCAACCGGCTTGTTCCTCGGGTTCTTCGAACAGCGAAACGGAGTTGTCTTTGATCCTCTTTCGGTTCACGATGTCGCGGACCCATGTTTCGGTAATGTCGTAGCGCCTGGCCAGGGCCGCATAGTTTCCGCCGTCGAACTCTTGCAGGATCAGCCGGTTCCGGGCGGCGGCAATCACGTTTTCGAATTTGGGAACGTACAGGCTGATTCCGCCGGACACGATCGACATTTTCACAAACGCCTCAACGCCGATTTCATTGATGATTTCAACGGCTGACGGGTAAGCGTCGCGCAAATCCTCGATGCGCACCTCCCGCGCCAACCGGTCCCTGATTTCGTTATCCGTCAACGTTAACACCACCTTTCATTTTACTTGCTGGAATAATTTCTTGCAACCATGGCTTTCAGTCCCTCGTAGACTTTGTTCGCTTCGGCGCGCGTTTGCGGCCAGGGCTTTTTGATCTGCCGCTGGCAGAATCCCTGGCGGCGCTCGGCACTGTCGAACCCCAGGCGGCCGAAGTAGATGTCCAGCATCTTCAGTTGCGCCGGGAACGGAGGGCCGTTTGCGTCCCGCACCGGGGCGCGGGACGGTTGCCTGCCGGGGCGGCTGTTGCGAAACCCCAGCCGCTCCAGATGCGCCATAACCTGCTCGAATCCGGCCATGGTCAAATCCTTGGACGAACTTACTCCGTACTGTCCCAAAATGGCCCGGTAATCCTCGTCGGAAAGCGCCAGCTCCTTTTTGGCCACATGGATCAGCGCCAGCTGGCCGGCGACCACTTTGCCGCATTTTCGCGCCGGGATGTAGGCGGCGTTATTTGAGCTTTTCATAATCGGGCTCCAGCCAGAAAATATCCTCAACCTTCTTGCGGGCGCCGACGGCGGCGATCACGTCGTCGCCCTTGGTCCGCAGTACGTCCTTGTTGACTTCCTCCTTCACCTTCAGGCAGTCGAGCAGCCCCTTTGTTTTTAGAGCGGCGATGCAGGCCGCCACTTTGCCGATGATGATTTTTGTCGACTGGCGAAATCCGCATTTGCCAAACGCCAGCATTTTGGTTTTGCCGTCGAACTCGCATTTGTGGTCCTCGGCGAATTCCTTGATCTCCAACGACAGTTTTTCCTTGCGGTCCTGGAGCGGCTTGGCGTCCAGTTCCGCCGCCAGTTTTGCATCCGATATCTTTTGGTTCATCGCCGCTTCGATCGTGAGCAGCTGGAGGTCGATTTCCGCGACCTCCTTCAGGTGGAGATCTACATCATCCCAGCTTTTCAGGGCGGGGGAGTCGAACCGTTTTCTTGCTGTTGCCACTTAAAACCCTCCTAAAATTTGATGAAATTCGCGATATAATTTGCGATCCGGCTCCAGATGCCGGGCCTGCGCACGGGGAAAGCGATGTTTTTGATTTCGCGGATTTCCCGCACTTTGCGAATGGCCATGCCGTTTTCCTCGCTTTTCAAGTTTTCCCGGACTTCGCAGTCGTAGTCGCAGCCGGGTCCGGCCCGGCGGCAACCGTCGCAGTTGAATCGCATCCGCCGCGCCGCCATCTCGTCACACGCTGACGATGACCTTTTTGGCGGCCAAAATGTGGTTGATCGAGATCACTTCGTTCTTCCGGGTCGCGATGGTCCAGGCGAACAGGAACAGTTTGGTCATGATCCGCAGCGCGCCGATCTGGTTGGCGACCTTGTACAATTCCTGCAGGCATTCGTCGGCCAGGCTGACGCCGTTCTGCAGCACGATGCCGCGTACATCCTCCATCGGGACTTTGCTTTCCAGGGCGATCCGCACCGAACGGGAGAAGAACTGTCCGGTGATGGTCCGGTTTTTTTCCGTGATGATCTCCATGATCTTCGGGTTGCCGACCAGCACCAGCGGACATTTTGTCGCGTCGTAAATGCGGCGCAGGGTTTCCAGTCCGTCCAGGCGCAGGAAGTGGGCTTCGTCGATCAGGATCATCCGGTTGGAACCCCGCAGGATGCCGATGATGCTTTTTTCCAGGAACTTGTTGCGGCCGGCGGTTTTCTTGCCCATGGCGTCCAGCAGTTCCTCCATGATATCCCGGCCGCTGCGGATGTTGGGGCTGGCCGTGAAGAACAGGGCGGTCGGGTTGGTTTTGATGTAGCTCTCCAGCGTGACGGTCTTCCCGATGCCGGGAGCGCCGTAGATCACGATGACATCATTGCGGTCGGAGGCGTATTGCAGGCCGAACATCATTTCCCGCATGGCTCCGGTTTCGATGATTTCCGGCTCCTTTACCGTCAGCGCTGCGGTTTCCCTGGCCGCCGCCGATTCCAGGACCGGCAGCAGCTTCTTGGCGATATTCTCGGAGTTGCCGCGATAGGAGTCCGCCAGAAACGTGGAGAGGGAACCGGGGGAAATCCCCGCTTGTTTGGCCAGCGCCGCCTGGGTTAGCTCGCCCGATTCCAGCAGTGCGTTGATTCGGTTTCGTACCTCGATGATTGCCTGTTCGTCCATGATGTCAGTCTCCTTTCCTTCTCTCGATCTTTACGTTGGCCACCATTTCGAATACGCTCATGCCGGCCGTGCCGGTGGCCCGCGCTGCGTCGAACCGCATTGCGTCCCGCAGCGCCGCCGGCGCAGGCGCCATTTCCGTGACCGTGGTCGGTTTTGGGTCCGGTGCTTTCGGGGCTTCCTTGAACAGCGCCACGATGTCCGCCATATTCATGGCCGGGCCGCTTTGCGCCGCCTGATAGGCCGGATGTGCCTTCACGGCTTCCCACTCGGCTTTTTTGCGCGACCCCTCCGCGTGCATTTGCTCGGGCGTGGCGCGCAGGGCGTCGACCGCCTCCGGCGCTTCGGCCCGGAACAAGGGTCGGTCATCCAAATCGAATACATAAATGGCGTCGGGTTCGTTGGGCCGGATACTGATGGTCAAGTCTTTTCCCTTGTGTAGGACCATGTCCGGCGAGTAGTATTCCCGGCCCCGGAAGGTGATTCCGGCGCGTCCCACGCGGTAGCGTCCGGTTTGCCGCTGCAGGAAGTGCTGCAGCGCGGCGACGGTCGTTTGGCGGACCGGCAGGCGGGTTCGGACGAACGTTTCATCCGGGCATTCTCCCTGGCGTCCCCGGCCGCGTTCCGACGGGCGTTTGTTGTATACGTTTCTGGCGTAGCCGTCGAAAATCTCCGCCAGCTGTTCGATGGTGACGTTGTACTTAATCTTGTTGGCGTTTCCCTTTAGCTTGTCGTTCAGGGTTTCCGGCTTGTGGGCTGAATTATGGCCGCAGTAGGTGTCGAACCAGCGGTCGAACCAATTGGACATATTGCCGAAAGCCACACGTTCGATGGTCTTGGCGCGGGCGTTTTCCGGGATGGCGAAGTGGGCGATGATGCCCAGATGTTCCATCATCGGCACGACCCGCGTGCCCTCGGCTTCCAAAGTGGCTTTCATCCGTTCGCGCCAGCCGCGTCCGGCGAATCGTTCGTTGCAGTAGTCGCGGCCGTTGTCGATGTAGATTTCGCGGGGCAGTCCGATCGCCGGATCGAGCGCCGCCTCCGCGAACGCCGCCATGATGGTGTCGGTGTTCGGCGAGAAGGTAATGAGCCAGCCGACCAGTTTGCCGCTGCGCATGTCCATCCAGGCCGTGACCCAGGGACGCACCCACGTGCCGCGCGGGGAGAGGATAAAGAAGTCGAATTTTCGATGGTCGCCGACGAACACCTGGCCGGCGTTGACGCTTTCCGGGTCGCGTCGGGTGAAAGTCTGTACCTTGTTGTAGAACGCCTTCTTGCCGTCCTGGATCGCCACCAGCACCGCCATCGGCAGTTCTGCGGCGATGCGCCGGAGTGTCGCGGCGCTGGGGCAGGGCTCGCCGTTTTTGGCGGCCAGGGTTTTCAGGATGTAGTGGCAGTCGGCGATTTTGGTTTTTCGTTTGAGCATCCGGATGAACTCGGTCAACAGTTCGCCGCTGATGGTGAAGTGTCGCCCCTTGGTCTGCCCGTATTGGGGAACCAGCCCGGCCAGTCCGCTGCGGCGGTATTCGCCCTGCCAGCGCAGCAGCGTGGTCCGGGATACGGGGTCTTCCGGGTGGCTCCAGTTCCACTCCCGGACGAAGTCTGCCGTCAGCCGGGTCTTCGCTCCGTCCTTGTCGGCCAGATACTGTTCGTAGGCCGACAGGATGGTCCGGATCTGGCAGGCCCGCTGCCGCGCCCAGGCCGGGGCCGCGTCGTAGTCCGCCGGCGGCGGTGCGGCCGGTTCGCCCAGGCTATGCTCCTCGATATATTTGGCCTGGTAGTGGACCGGCAGCGAGTCCAGGGATATCCGGATCGCCTTGCCGGCGGCGCCGCCGCCGCGTGTGGATTCCTCGTAGGTCAGGGTCCCGTATTTTCCCGCCAAGGCGTTTTTCCGAACGGCCCGTTCGCCGATCTCCAGCAGCGCCGCTGTCTCGGCGACACTCAACAGGGCGGCGGGCATGCCGTTTCCATCCTTTCCGGCAGGGGCGCTGGCTCGATCCGCCGGACCGGCAGCGTTTCCACGATGACGCGGCCATCCGCCATATAACGGATAGTGAGGATGCCGGCGCGGATCACGCCGGTTGCGAGCAGCTGCGTCATCGCGTCACCCCCCGCGTGCGGTCCAATTCCCGCTGGATTTGCGCCCGTTTTTGCTGGATGCTCTTTTCCGCCTGCTGCAGGCGACCCATTTCCAGATAGTAGATCTCCTCCGATTTGACCATGCGGCCGCCGGCGGCGGCGACCAGGATTTCCAGAACGGTGTAGTCCTTGGTCAACCGGCAGAAGATCGGGATGTATTCCGCCGGCATGCGGTGGCTTTCCTTGGATTCGGCGGTATAACTGTTGAGCATGGATTCCGAGATTTCCGCGCCCAGGTTTTCCGACAGCTGGCCGGCGATGGCGTAGCGTTTCAGGCCGCTGTTTTTTATGGCGTCGGAGATCGCTTCCTTGATTCGGACTCCGAGGGGTTTTGTTTCAATTTGGAAATTCGGCGAGGCAAATTTTTTCGGGTTGATTTCCTCGATCATGTCAAACAGGCTGGCCTGTCTTTCCGATTGACCGTCTATTTTTGCCCTTGACATCTCCGTTGCGCACCTCCTTCGGATGGGTTATATTGAGGTTGTAAAGTCTTGACAAGAGTATCGGCAGGATTCTTTTGTTAAGTGGCGAATTCTTGAAAAAGATGGGACGGTTTTAGGCTTTGGTAGTGTCCAGCTCCGTGCCGTGCGGCGATTTCTCGCCCCGTTCCATCTTTTCGAGTTTCTCGCGGGCCCGCACCTGCTGCCGAACGCCGCGCAGATATTGGATGGTCGCGCGCAGTTTCGGATCGTTGCGCTGTTGCTGTATGTTGTGTTTGTTCTCCTTCAGTCCGTATCTGCCGTCGGCTACGATACAGGCGCGTTCCGGATTGATTTTGGCCAGCCTGCATTCCTTGGCGTCAAGCACCGCGAACAAGGTCCGGCCGGCCACTTTGGCCGGAAACACGTATACCGGATCATCCGTCTTGGCGCTAAAAAATCGTGATATGGACTTCTTGTGTGCTTCGTCGAAGGTTGGCCGCAGGTCCATGTCATGCGGCCCCCCCCGGCCAGATTTCGGAAACCGGTTTGCCGATGATGCGGGCGATTTCCGCACTGATGCGGGCGCTGACGGCTTCGCCGTTGATCACCTGGTGGACGGCTGCGCGGCTGACGCCCAGTTTCCGGGCGACATCGGCGGAATTGAAGTTTTGCAGCAGCATGTATCCTCTGATTTCATGGGGTTTCATATTGGCTTCCTCCTCGTTGTTTTTTGCGGATCGCTCAAGCCGCCGGATCGGGGTCGAAGTTTCTCAGTTTGATCAGGTCGCCCGCCGTATCCCGTTCCAGTTTGTTTTTCCGGGCGTACAGGTCCAAGTCGGCCTGGGCTTCCTGGCGGCTTTGCCGTAGCGGCAGAGAGTTTGATTTGTACCGTTTTCGATACAGTCCCGAACGGTGCGTGACGTGGGTGGTGAAGGTTTCGCCGCCGGTGTCGTTCGTGCCGGCCACGTACAGCCGACGGCCGTCGGGCAGTTTATAGATCTTGTTGTCCACCGTTGTTCACCTCCTTGTTCAGTAGGATTCCTTCAGTCCCTCGGCTTCTTCGCGTCGGGCCTCTTCGGCGCTGACGCGGCACATGGCCATGACGACCATGCCGACGCAAGCGCCCAGGCTCAGGCAGGCCAAGACCAGCAAAAACAGAACCGCCAAACTGATGAACATTGGTTTTCACCTCCTTCCCTTGAACTGGAGGGGAACCGAAGTTCCCCCGGCCGGCTTTCACGGCCCCGCCTTAGCGGAAAGAATGAACGAATGGAGTAACGAACGTGACTAAATTACTGCAGGATTCGCTTCCCGACAAGATTGCATCAATGCTGGATCAGTACATTTCTATAAAGTCCCGGAAGATATACACTAAATTTTTGGATGATACTTTTTCGTACGAACAGATGGAATTGTCTACCCGTTACGCGAAAGAAGTTGACGAATTGATTGTGGCTATTTTTAAAACAGCAAGTTTCGCGCGGGGTAAAATACTCCTTGGTGCCGCCCCTGAAGTAATTCAATGTTTAACAATCTTGCGGCTTGCCGATGCCTTTTATGCGTTGAAACACGTTAAATCTGATTCCGTTACAGCTTTGGCTCTTTATAGCCTGCTTATATCCGGACCGATTCTGCGGGCCGCGGAGAATGACGACCAGAGTGAGTAACGCGCATTTTTTCTGACCATTCCGCCCTGGCGGCCTCTCGTTTTTTCTTGTTTATGATCGTGAAGATTTTCCGCAGCGCCATTAAATTTTCTTCATCCTCTTGAGTCCAGCGTCTTTTCATGATTTCTTACCACCTTTCCGAATCGTCATAGTTCGTTCCCATGCTGCTTTCTTTTCGGCGTGAAACTGTTGCATGGTTTCATGAAATCCGCTGGTTAATTGCGGGATGGTTTCTGTCGGGGTATTCATCTGGTTGCTCCTTTCATTTTGGCTCACGCCAAGATCAGTTCATATTTTGGCTCGTTCTCGTCTTCACCGTTCTTGTACTCAACCGCGCAGAAGTGGTAGCCCTTGTCGTGGTAGATTTCAGGAATCCGGCAGTCATGATTGACCGGCCCACGGCTGACTTTGATGACCCCGATTTTTCGAAACTTATCCATGGACGCCGTCGCGATCAGCCCTGCGACTTCGGATGATTTGGTGAGGTAAATTTTCCAGCTTGACATGCTTTCGCTCCTTTCCCGCGTTGCCGCGCGGTATTTTTCGGGGCTGTTGGCTTAACTTTTTTAGTTTACGTGTTGATTATAATCTAAACTTTGATATATTTCAATAAATTATATCTTATTTTTGATATTTATTTTAGGGAGGTGATACCGTGCAAGATCCTCGCGACCCGCAAATTACCCAAGAGATTGCAGGAAGGTTAAAGGAAATACGCAAAAAAGCAGGCTTGTCTCAGGCAAGGTTTGCAAAAGAA